CTGATATTGTCGTTCTTACTATTGATTAAGTATAAGTTTCTTTCCGATTGTTCTAGTTCATTCAACTCATTGCGAAGTTTACGATTACGTTTCGCCATAGAGTCCTAAAGAGTAAGAAGTTACCATGTGTTAATTACTGAACCATAGTGTGATTTCTTTATTTCTTTAAGACGATCTTTGAATCCGTCATCCGGCTTCTTTCCTGCGAAGTGCCATGGGTCACCTTGATATGGTGTGGCAAGTTTTAGAATTACAGTACTTTCGGAACACTCTGAACAAGGTTCTTCAGTAGGTTTCTTACGATCACGAATGAGCATATTCTTCTCAAACTCATTTCCACAAGATGTACAATGATAATCATAATAGGGCATATTCACCTTTCTCTAAATTGTCAGAATACCATGATGGTATGTTGCCCATTTTCCATTTCGCAAACTCATGTTTATACTTTATATAGTAATTACGATATGCATCAAGTGATGACCCGACAATCTTTGCATCATCGGGCATACATTGAGGTGGTTCTGTCATGTCTGACATTGAAATATTTTGAGGACGTATTTGAAGAGGAAAGGTCAACTTCCTTGCGGTTTCGTGTATCTTACCATATCGTTTATAAAACTCAGCACACAACGTAACGAAACAATTATACAACCAATCGTAATTCCCACTAGAGGAGCGAACCCATACACCACTAGGATGTTGTATATGTGAAGCAAGGTAAAGTTCTCGTTCTCTATCATCTGGCAATCTCCATCTTTTTGCTTTTCTACCAGTTTTTGTTTGACCCCATTCCATAGTGCCGTCAAGAACACGATGAGCAGTAGACAGTAGTTGTCCATACTCAATAATCATTTTACAACAATGTTTGTCACAGTGCATACGTGCAGCCTCTATCGGACTCGTATGCAAATAAAATACGTTCATGTCAATTTTTTACAATAAGATTTCCATCACTATCAATCCAATCATCACAAGGGGGAATGATACACTTCCATTTCCTCTTGGTTTGGACAGGTTTTGTTGCGACTTTCTTTTCCTCTTTCTTCTTCTCTACCTTTGCTTCTTCATAAGTGTCTGTTACTACATCTGGTATGAACTTGTCAATACACCCTGGACACTCCCCTGTGTTCATGATGATTTGACATCCAGCAGGTGCGATGCAAATTCTCTCAATTCTTGACCACGCTGACTCGTACATCGCACACATAACGAATACCGACAACAACAATTTTTTCATATCAATCTCCTATCAGTTCATGATTATAGTATACATCATAGAACTCATAATGTCAAGTTTTGAGTTGATTATCGGTATTTTCCAGATTTGTAGAAGATGTGCCTGTCAATGGTGGCCATCTTTTTCTTGGTATATGCCCATGAAGGATATTTCTGCATCCAACTTGCGTGATAGTGTGTTGAACCATCCGTAATGTCTATGAGAATATCAGCATAATGTTTTTTGAGTGCAATCTCTGCTATCTCAAGAGAAGTATTCCAAGTTCTTCCCTTTTTCGGTTTGTCTACTAAACCATCACAATACCAACTGAACTGACATCTGTCTCTCAACGGATATCTTTTGTCAATTTTCTTGTCGTGATAGTGTTTGCCTTCTTTTACTACACCACATATTGTGTCTGGGTAGTCACTTGAATTTTTTCTGTTGATAGTGACATTTGCTACCGCTAGCTTCCCTGCTGTACTTTCGACTCCTGCCTCAAAGTAGATGTTTAGCGCAAGACACTCCAATTCCTCATTAGAGTAAGTAATGTTGCTAAAATAATCGGGTTTGAGTGATAAAGTTATTGGTGCTGGTTCTTGTACGTATACTACAGAATCGCTTACTTTACTGTTCGTAGGAGTTGTAAGAATCAAAAGTGCAGTTAAAAGAGTAAGACAATATCTTACCGCTTTTACCATGCGTTTCCTTTGTTCGGTTACTGTGTCAATCAGATTTTTATATTGATATAACCATTTCAACCAAAGTGTACTTATATTTATGCGTTTTCGACTTCTGGTTTTGGTTCTTCTTCTTCCGTAACTGAAGTAGTTGATTTCTCTTCTTGTTCTGGGAGTAAGTCCGGCCATGTGTCTTTTACGAGTTTATAGGTGAGTCCCTTATAAGATAACTTCTGGTCCTTGATTGCAACGAGAATTTCCGCTTCATCTGGACTTAATCTTTCCAGAAGAGAAACAAACATTGATTCACGTTTTACCATTGGAATACCTTTTCCTGCATCGGTATAATAATCCAACTTCTTTGCTTCGTAAAGTAATGAAGTGTCAGCAGAATTTTGATTTGCATTATAAGGTGGAGCGCCAGGTGGAATCAACCAACTTGCTTGTGGATGAAAGTTCTGTTGTAGAAGCGCTCTCAAAGACCACGATTCGTTTTTCTTCAGGACTTCTCGTTTATCTTCTCTTGTCTTAGCCTTTGCTACTTCGTCTAAGACCTCTGCAATACTTAATGCCATCACATATCTCCTATAAATTGTTTATCTGTCATTGCAACTGTTTCGTTCTTTATATATTCACGATTTTCTTGAGTCACAAACTCACTTTCATCCATATCTTTGGTCCAGACCATGTTGATGTCTGGATAGAATGCACCTACTGATCTCTTAGGTGTTCCATCTGGATAGTAAGCCATTGCAATACATTTTGTAATGACTTTGTGTTCCTCGTTCTTTCCAGAGTACATCGCAATCCAATCACCTGTCTTGAGGTAGTGTTCACACATACGAATATATGCTCGTTTGTTATCTGCAAGGTTAGATGCAATCTGTCTGTCACTTGGACTGTTCTTTGCACTACGTGCTTGTTTGTTGTACTGAGAAACCAAATCCTTTGATTCCTTTATCCACTCTTTGACGTTCTTGAAAGAGTACTCATCCTCATCTGGAAGTGCAAGGACAACCTTACTTATATTCTTGTACTCTGCTGGTTTGCGTTTCTTTCGCATTTCAATCATGCGTTGACGAAGAGCCTCACGTTGTTCTTCGGTAATCTTACGAGTACGTTTTACCTTCATAGGTTTGCGTTCAACTACGATTTTCTTTCTTGCCATTACGATTTTTGCTCCTTGGAACGTTCAATGTTATTTTTGATTGTCTGCAACATCATCTCCCACTGTTTAGCAGTAGTTTCAATGTCGTAGTGCATATCAAAATATTGTTTCTGAAAACCAAGACCAGCCTGAACTGATGGTTCCCAGAAATTATCAATTGCATCCTTCAGCACGTATGCAAACTTCCTTGCGTGTTCTGTCTTATCTTGGACAAAACCATACATCCATGCAAAGTTCGCACAAGTTTCTGGAAGGACTGCAAGATTCGGACACACAACAACACACCCTGCACTCATCGCTTCTATCACAGAAATACACGCTGTTTCTTGGTATGTATTTGGATAAGCGAGAATGTGGGTCTGCTGAAGTGCAGTACGAATTTCCTCGTTAGATACACTCCCATGATAATTCACGTTTGGAGTGTCCCGACATACTTGATAGAGTTTTTCAAACTCTTTATCTCTTTCTTCCCAACCATAGATTTTGAAACTGGAATAGATGTCTAGTTCTACGTTCTCTAGTTTCAACGCACGAAAGGCTCCAATCAGAACATCAAGACCACGATGAGGTGTAGAGATGTACGCTAATCTTATTGGTCCTTCTTTTGGTTTGGAATGAGTAGGAATCGGAACGATAGCATTCTTAAGAACCACACTTTTCTCATATTCTATTCCAAGGTCAAGATGATATTTCTCTAATGACCAATCAGAAGGAAACACGAAACGCTCAAACTTATCTCTTGACTCTTTGTTCTTGAGAAACTGAACTTCTGGATCTCTTGAAGTGTCTTGAAACCAAAGTATTCTTGGTTTATCTTCTAATTCACGAACTCTGGAAAGTATAACCTGAAAGTAGTTCCACAAGTCCTCAGGCACTCTGTCCTTGACTCTTCCGTAAATAAGTTCACTACCACCCTTTGCATTCTTTGATGCTTCCACTACATCTTCAGAAATATATGGTAGTCCTTCCTCCCTTTTTCTTTTCATTTCCTCAATCTTTGAGGTATCAAAATTCATCATCCCACTCATTCGGGCTCTCCAATCTTATCTAACATTTCAATTTTTTCAAGTGCATCCAGACCATCTTCTTGATAATAACGACCACCCTTTTCAAAATCAGTAGAGTAAATGATATCGTCATTTTTGCGAATGTCACCAGTAATTTGTTCTATTACCTGCCAGATTGCAGCTTGAGGTGATTCGGGAATACCATTCGAGAACCAACCCTCATCATCTGGAAAAGTATCTATAAAAACAGGATTTTCTGTGTAACCAGTTGGAGTACCATCGTCATCGTAATACACTTCATGTATCGCTAACCGACCACTCTCAACATCTTTGACTAATCTGTGATTCCAATAACTCATGTGTGTTTTTTCATTTAATCATTAATGACTACAGTCATACTATAACAATTTATTCCTGCATTGTCAAGTTTTTTGTGAAAAGAATCCTGCCTTCGCAATATAAAACGAATCCACGATGTCAGAGACAGGGTTTCCAATCTGTTTTGATTTGGGAGATAGTTTCTCTTGCAAGTCAATCTTCGTTTCGGATACAAAGGTTTCATACATCAAATCTTTGTTTGCATTTCCTTTACCAGTAGCAAATTTCTTGACAACTGTAGGTGGTAACGTGTCATAGTTGAAACCAGATGACCTTAGAGTTTTTTTGAGTATTCCTGTGTTTTCTGCAATGTGAAATACTCTACCTGTGGCTCCGAATGCATAATCTTCAAGATAAACTATTTGTACTCTACCATTGAACCATCGTATTCTCTCAAGCACCCAACTAGATAGTGCAGAGAATCTTTCAATATCATCTGTATATTCTGGATAGTCGTAAGAGTAAATCTTATCAAAAGATTTTTGTGACTTGGTTTGTTTGAGAAAATGAAAAGTGCAGTTTTCAAAGGTGATGTCATTATTCACCACCTTTGCAACACATACTGCTGGAGAAGTTAGTGAATAATCAACTCCAGCAATATATTCATCAGATTTCATCCTCGTCTTCTACTTCATATACAATGCCGCAGAAAGGACAGTGTTCAGGAACGAATCCCTCTTCAAATGAAATGGTATATTCTGCATTACAATTTGGACATTCAAAATCAGCGTCTATCAACATAACTTCCTTATAAGTCCACTACTTCACATCCTCCGTCACCAGAAGAACAGGCTAACTCTTGTGCTCCGATTGTGTAATCCTGTGCTTCGTAGTTTGAAAGTAGTGCCCAATCCACTTCCTGTGGAATTGTTTTGAGTGCTTCTTCGTATTCTTCCTTACTACAATCTTGGTAAGGTGCTTGTCTGTATGTATGTTCACTGAAAGGAAGAAAAGAAATACCACTGATTGTGTCAAAGTTATCCCAAACCCAAGAACCAACTTCCATCCACTCATGTTCTTTGACAGAGATGGTGACAGATGGTTTGTGTTCACACCAATGAGTTTGGTATGTCATCCAAAGTTTCAACTGGTCAATTGCAGTCATGTCTTGTCTGCAAACAGCATCGTCTGGGGATTTCATTGGAAAAGAGAATACAGTTGTGTGTTTTGGTTTCATCACATCCGCTTCGTTTGGAAACCCTGCATCCTTCATCATTTTACAAAGTGGGTCTTTATTGTCTGCTCGAACTGTTCTAATATAATAGGGATTATGACGAGCGTGTATACCAGAGGCAGAATCAACCAACTGACTAACTGTACCAGAAGGTTTAACGCAAGTGATGGCTGCGGATTGTGGGATTCCGAGTTTTTCTGCCCACTCTTTGTTTGTTTTGATTGCTTCTTCTCGTAGTTCGTCCAGTAACTTTTCAAGACCTTCCTCCTGTCCGTTTGTTTTTGGGTTATCCATTATTCCTGTGAGGGAAACTCCAAGAAGTCGTTCTTCATCGCAGTTTCGTTTCCATTCTTTTGTGAGGTACTTGAAGTTGGTAAGAGTGGATTGGAATGTCCCAAGGATAGTCGCAAGCTTAACTTTCTTGCGTAATGATTCAGCAGTGTCCCATCTACGAATAACGACTTCTGAGAGGTTGCAAAATTCTCTGCTTCTAAGAATGATTTCAGAGCAGGGGTTAGTTCCAAAATCTTCTCTTGGTT